ATCCACCACGCAGGCGGGCTGCAGGCTACCCATGCCACCGGCCGGGCCAAAGGCTGGCGCGATGGGCGCTGAGCGGATCACGCGCAGCGCCTGGCCGGGCCCGGCGCCGCCGGCGTAATAGGTTGCCGCTTCGGACAGGTTTTGATCCGCATGCAACACGGCGGCTGCGGCGGAAAATACGTTTGACATGGAGAAGCCCGGGGCGGGCTATGCCGCCCCGGTTCAGCCTTAGGCAGCCGTAGCGTTCGGGCGGCCCAAGCGCACCAGGATTTCCGTGGCACCAGAAGCATAGTTGCCCGGCCCAACCGCCCAGCCAATGCAGTTATTGCTGGTGGTTGTGGTGGTCACGTTGCCGTTGGTATTGTCCCAGAACACCCGCACACCTTCATTGATGGCGCCGCTTGCCTTGGGCAAACGGAACACGCCTTCGGTCATGATGGCGACAGGCGCGCCAGACGCGGCGGAATGCACTGCCACGCCAAACATCAAGCCGACCAACACGCCAGCGCCGGAAGCCACCGTAGCCGGCGCCGTAACGGTGATCACATCAGAATCACCCACCTTGTTCGTAGCCATGGGATAAACCCCTTTCGATCGAATGAATGGAAGGAAAAGCGGGCGGCATTTCAGCCACCCGCATCAAATCAGCCCAGGTTCGCGGCCATGGCGCGCGGCTGCACCGCCGCCGCGCCGAAATCAAACACCACGCGGAAGGTCATGCCGCTGTAGCGGATGTCTTCGGCGCTGGTGATGGTGGGCGCGCGCTGGCCTTGGAGATAGGCGATTTCCACGCCGCGAATATCGCCGCGGCACAGGTAGTAGGGATCATTCCCGGTATCCAGGAAGGGCTCCATGACCAGTGAAGTGCTGGTGCGGTAAGCATCGGGCAGAACCGCGCCAGTCGCGGTCGGCACAATGCGGTTGCCCAGCAGCTCCAGCGCCGTGTCTTCTTCATCCGGGCCGACCAGCAGCACCATGGAAGAAGGCGGCGGCAGCGGCGCGGCGCTTTCACCCGCGCGGGCCGGGCTGGTTTGCTTCGTCAGCAGCGCGCGCAGCTCAGCGAAGGTGCTGGCGCCCAGATTGCCCGCGGTGCCGAGGTTATTCCGGCCTGCCGCGAACAGCGCCGTGGAGCCACCCGCCGGCCAGTTGGCATTGGCGGTCAGAATGCCGAACACCACGCGGCGCAGCGCCGTGTAGCCAGCCAAGGCCGCGCCCGAAAGCACATCCTGGAAGGCGCGCGTGTCGTCATTCACCAGCGCCTGGCGCGTCAGCGCCACCAGGCGGCCGCGTTCCTGCACCGCATAGGTCTGGCCTTCTTCCGCGATCGAGCCATAGGTATAGGGCGCGCCTTCAGAAATGGCGGCCACTTCCGGGAATTGGCCCGCGAAAGCAGAAGTGATGGTTTTGAAATCCGCCACATCAACTTCACGCGTCCAGGAAGCCCAGGTGTTCGGGTATTGGCCGAACAGACCCTGCACAGATTTATTTGCGGAATTGACAAGGATCAGCGGGAAGTCGCTGGTGGAATGCTGCGCGTTGATCCGCCCGGACAAAACCATTTCCGCCAGATCGGCGCCGGACATGCGATGCACGTCCTTCACACCATTAGCCACCGCGATTTCACGCATCAGGCCATGGAAACCCATATTGGCGAATTCGCGGCTTTCCGCCGGCGGCGCTTGGTTGGAAAGCTGCGCGGAAAGCGCACCAGTCCAGCGGGCGCGCAGCGTATCGCGTTCATCACGGATCACGCTGGCCACGGCGGAATTCGGCATGATCGGGGCGGGGCTGCGCGCCGCCACCGCTTCAAGCGCGGCTTCAAGCGCCGCTTCGCGCGTGGCGCCGCGTTCAATCTGCGTCAACGCAAACTCAGCCGGCAGGCCGTTGCGTTCGGCAATGCCGCGCACTTCAGCAATGGAAGCCGCCGCCGGCGCAACCGGGGCAGCAGATTGAGCCGGGGAATTCCCGCCGGCCTGGGCAATGATATCGGTCATGCCGATCTCCTTGGCTTGTGCCAGCGGGATTGCTGGCGGGTTTTGAACTTCCGGCGCCGCTACGGGCACCGCATCGCGCGCCGCGCGCACCAACCCGCAAAAGGCTGCGGGCGCGGCGGCGTAACGATTTGGGTCAAGCGCCGCGAAGGCGCGAATTTCTGCGGGTTCCGCCGTTTCACTGGCGAAGCCTTCCGCCACGGCCATATCCGCATCAAACCAGGTTTCCGCGCGCATCAACGCGGCCACGGTTTCTTCATCCTTCCCGGATTTCCCGGCATAGGTGCGGCGATAAGCGCTGCTGATCTGGTCCAGCACATCGGCCTGCTGGCGCATGGTTTCCGCATCACCCAGCGCGCCGCCCCAGGCTTCATGGATCATCAGGAAGGCATTGCCCGGCATTACAATCCGGTCGCCCGCCATGGCGATCAGGCTGGCCGCTGATGCGGCGATGCCTTCCACAATCACCGTCTTGGGCCCGGCATGGCGCGCCAGCATGTTGTGGATTGCGATGCCCGCCAAAGCATCACCGCCATAGGAATTGATGGAAATGGTCAACGGTTGATTGGCGGAGAGTTTTTTCAGTTCTGCCGCCACACCTGCGGGCGTAATGTCCAACCCCACATCACCCAACAGCGAAAGCACCGCAGCCTGTTCGGCCGCAGTGCGCATTTGCACTGGCATGGAAGCCCCCTTTAAGCGTTTGTGGCCGCAAGCCCCGTGGCTGCGATTTCAATGGCGGAATTCACCGCCGCATCCTGCGCGCCGCCGGAAGCATTGGCGCGGCGCGGGTCAGCATCCAGGATCAAGCCCAAATCATCATGCAGGGCGTTATCATCGGCGATTTGCTGCGCGATGGTTGTGGGGTCATAGCCCTGTTCTGTCACTGCCTGGCGCCAGGTCTTCAAGCCCATGCGGATCATGGCTTTGGTCGCCAGCGCATCTTTCATGGGGTCCACAAATTCGAAAACAGGCGGGCCCCAGGCCACCGGATAGGCGTGCTGCGTGGGCGGCAGCGCACCGGAACCCAGCGCAGAGGCCACCCAGGCCCGCCAGATGGGTTCGCACATGCCAGGGATCAGCAAATGCCACTGGTCTTGTTCAAGCTGGCGCTTGAAGGCCAGCCGCCCAGCGCGGAGCGATGAATAATTGGCACCCGAAAGATCACCCGTCAGCAAATCATAGGTCAGGCCATAGGCCGCCGCGATGGCGTGCAGCTGGTGCTTGGCCAATTCATTGAAGCCGCCCACACCCGATGGCGTGGCGAAGGAAACATCTTCACCGGGCAGCAGCCGTTCAATCATGCCAGGCGAAAAGGTTTTCAGCGCATCGCCGGTTTCAACATCAGTGCCTTCCAGCGGGCCGCGCCCAGGCGCGGCGTCACTGGTGATGAAGGCCGCCAGGCACGCTTGCACCTTGGCCTGCTGCAGCGCCGCATCTTCCAATTCATCCAAAGCCATCAGGCGGGTGATGATGGGCGCTGCCACCGGCACACCGCGCACCTGGCCGGGGCGCGTGGCCTTGAACAGGTGGATGATATCGGCAGCCGGCACGCGGCGGCGCAGCATGGTGCCTCGGCCAAAGGTGGCAGCTTCGCCGGGGTGCCGCTCAAACAACCAATAAGCCACCGGCGCGCCCATGGCGTTATATTCCACGCCATTCGCAATCAGGTTGTCTTCCGGCCGGCGCCGTTCTTCATTGTAGGTTTCATCCAGCAAATCAGGTTCCAGCACCTGCAGCGCCAGCGGCACATTCAAGCCCCGCCGACGCTGTTCGGCAGGCGCCAAGCGGATCAACTGGATCAGCACTTCACCAGCTTCAGCGCGCGTGCGGGCGGCCAGCGCTTGCAACCCGTAAAAATCCATCTGCCCCGTAATGTCGCACCGCGCGGACCATGCTTCAAAGGCGGCATCCACCGCCGCATTCACCGCATTGATCTGGTCGCGTTCGTCGCGCGTTGCCATGGGCACGGCAGATCGCGGCGTGATGCCGGTGCCGATCTGGTAGCCGATCAGCGTATCCAGCGCCGATGCAGCCCAGGCATTGTTGCGCACCAGGTCGCGTGACCGGTCGCGCAGCATCTTCAAGCCTTCCTGCACTTCGGCGCGCGGGCCGTTCGCGCTGGAAAGCCGCCCCATGCGGCGGGACCGGCGCGCACCATCATAAGCCGCCTGGATGCCCTGAAGCGCCAGGCGCGCGCGCGCACGGCGCAGCGCGGCTTCCGGCGCAAGGCTGGCAAGCAGGCGGTCAAACCACATGGCGGGTCAGTCCCTTCTGAAAGCTGAAAGCGTGGTGCGGTTCATCGGCACGGAAAGTTCGCGGCGCAGCGCGGCGATGGCTTGGCTCATTTCCGTGATGCTGCGATATTTCACTGTTCGGCCATCGGAAAAACGCACTTCCATCACCGCGCCGTTCTGCGCCATGGCAGCGGTCAGCGCGTCAATATCGGCTTGCGTTGCCATAGTGAACCTTTCAAATCCAGTCTGATCGGCGTTCAAACCAGCCGCCGCTTCGGGGGGGCGGGGCGGGTTTTGGTTGTGGTGGCGGCGCTGGTTCCACAGCGGCCAAGGTCTTCAAATCGGGCTGCCAAAGGGCGGCCATATCAGCCTGCGCATCTTCGGGCCTGCCCACGCGTTCCGCGATCAGCTTTTCCCAATGCGCGTCAGTTAAATTCGCGGTTTCATGCCGGGCCAAGGCGCGGGCATAAACGGCGATATCCCATTGCTCGTTGCGGGGGCGAACCTTGCGCCATTCGCGCCTGGTGAAGCCCGCCCGGTTGCCGATTTCCACACAGGCTTCGGCGGTGATCTGTTCGAAAAACCCGAGGTCCAGGGCTTGCGGAAAATGCGCTGCGCCCTTCGGCCAGGCGCCGGTAGCGTCAGGCCCCATTTCCGTGAGTCTGAGCGCCGCTGCCACTTCCGTCTTCAAATCCCAGGTGCCAACCGGCCACAGCAGGACCGATCCGATTTTCTTGCCGTTATAGTCAACATCTTGCGGCTTCGGCATGCCAAGCGGCGGTTCACCCCACTTGGCCCGGCCATCCAGCGCCATGATGCGCGGATCGCGCCGGATAGCGTGCCTGCGGGCGTAGGAATAAACCCGCTGAGGCAGATAGCCCGAATCAATCCCATAGCAGATAGGCGCCCATTCGCGGTTCCAGGCATCGCGGTAGGTTTTGCCAACCACTTCATCCAAGGCCAGCCACACCGGATCCAGTGCCGGGTCGCCTTCCAGAATGCCGCCATCCACCCACCAGGAAGACAAATGGCGATCCCAACCATAAACGCCCCATTCCAGGCGGTCGCCCTGCACGTCCACCGCGCCGGTCAGGAACAACACGCCAGGCGGAATACGCCGCGGCGGATAAGGTTCACGCCGGCGCCACAGCAATTCGTGGCTTGGCAAATCGTAGCGCGGTTCATAAGGCAGGCCGAGCACCTGCTGAGTAAACACCTTATCCAGCAGCGGATCATCCTGGCTGCGTTCACGCTGTTCCGCGACCCAGGCCCAAGACACAAACGGCGAATAGAGCGCGTTCAGCGCGAAGCTCGCGTGATGCACCAGCAATTCGGGCCGTTCATGCACCCATTTGCCAGCGGCCAGCATGGCAGCCTTGTGGCGATGCTCGATGCCGACGCCGCATGCCGAGCAATGATACAGCGCTGCGCTTGGCTCCCCCTTCGGCCAGCGCAGATTTTCAAAAATCAGCGGTTGCTCTGTGCCGCAATCGGGGCAGGCCACATGGAACCGGCCTTGGCTGCCATCTTCGAACCGCGCCGATATGCGGCACTGACCCTTGATGCCGGGCGTGGATGCCGCGGCGATTTTCTCCCGGCCTGTCCAGGCTATGGATCGGGCTTCGGCCATCGCAACCGGGTCGCCTCGGCCATCCACATCCATCGGGAATTCCGAGACTTCATCCAGCAGGATCACCCGCTTGGTGACCATCTGCAGGCCCTTGGATGAATTGGCGCCCGTAATGTCTATGTTCCCGCCAGCAAACACCTTGCGCCTGGTGGTGCTGCCCGTTTCGTCCCGCGATACCAGCGCCCGCACCTTCGCAGCCACCACGGGGCTATTGGCCAGCAGCTTTTCCAGCTTGTCCCGGTTGAATTTCGTTGCTTCATCCAGGCTTGGCAAAACCCAAAGAACGGTTGCGGGTGTTTCAGCGATAATCTGCCCAGCCAGGTTCAAAAGCGCCATCGTCTTGCCGACCTGGGCTGACGCCATCAAGGTCACGCGCCGCGCCGGATGCGCCAGGCTCAGCGCATCCATCACATCGCGCAGGTAGGGCACTCGGTCAGTGCGCCAGCGGCCCGGGAAAGGCCCTTCTTCCGGGCCCAGCACGCGCTCCGCATCGGCCCAGGCAGAAACCAGGCGTTCCGGCGGCGAAGCCAACCCCCGCGCCCAAGCTCGGCGAAGCACTGGACCAGGATCAGGCAGCGCTTGGAACATCTGCCGCACTCAATTCGCCCGCCAGCCCATCCAGGGCCCGGCGCAGCGCTTGTGTGATCGTGGCTTGGATGGCGAGCTCGTCACCAAGCTTGGCACAATCCGCCGCCACTTCCTGCGGGATTTGCAGCAGCCGATCGCGCAGCTTGCGGGTTAGGTCTTCATGTTCAGCTTCAACGCGAACCGCCTCGAGTAACTTGCCCTGCTGGCGGCCAAGCTCCAATTCGGCAAGCTGTGCATCAGCAGCCATCTTGCGAAGCCGCTCCGCAGCCAGGCCGGATTCGGCATCGCCAGCAGCCTGTGCGGCGCGGCCCGTGGTCTGCAACAGCGGGTCAAGGCCCGATTCGCGAAGCGCGAGGTACGAATCCAAATCAACCTTGCCGTCAGCCCCTCGCAGCCCATAAGCGGCCACCTGGCGCGACACGGTTGACTTGTTCACCCCCGCGTGTTTCGCGATATCGGTTATGCTGAGCCGTGGCATTTACCCCACGCTCCCAATGCCGATTTGCCGCTTCATGTTGCGCAACAAAAAGAAATTTGTTGCACCCTTTCTGAATTTTCCCACTACCAACCTCGGGCGCGCAAAGCCGCCCGCATACAAAATCGCCCGGGAAGGACCCGCGAGGGGCACCGCGCAAGCGCCGTGCCAACGCGATACGCAAGCGGCGTGCCAAACTGATAGAAAGATTTTCTGGAAGCTTGAAGGCGCCGGGCGCACTTCTGACTGATAAGTATTCATAGCACCGAAACGTGGTGGGATGTCAAGCGGGTATTTTCACCACCTGCCCAGCCAGCCCTTTCCACATACCAGCCCAGGCTTTGCCGTAGCCGAGCCAAGGCATTCCGCTGGTCAATGCGCAGCGCATCGGCCACTTGCCGCACCCCGCGCCCCTTGACCACCACCAGGCGCGTCAGGTCTTCCAGCGTTTCCTGTGACCGCTGAGGCAGCCGACGCGCTGGATGCCGCCTTGCCCAGGCGCGCCATGGGCCGAAGCGCTCACGCTCCGCTTCTTCGATACTCAGCAACTCGCCGGTGCCATCCGAGCCGCTGGCCAGCCTCTCCCGGAACTGGCTGCGCACCATCGGCATGCGCCCGCCATCCAGGAATTCCACCACCATGCGGATTTCCTGCCCCGCCCGATGCTCAGCCGCGGTGATCCGCCCAGCATCCCGCAGCCCTGCCAGCTTATCCGCCCGCATCACCCGCTGATGCACCACCCGCCGCGCCAGGCCTTCCGCAGCCCGCACAGCCGCTTCAGGGTCATATTCAGCCGGAAGCCTGAAGAGCGGGTCTGGACGGCACTGAGCCGCCAGCGCACGGGCTTCTTCGGCCATCGCACGGGCATGGGCTGATTCCACCACCCGCTGCGCCATGCCATCGCCAGTGACCCATGAGACCCCAGGCTGCACAACGCCGATCGCGTCATAAAGCCCCTGAATCTTCTTGATATCCGCCATATCGCCACCCCTTTCGCCCGATTTGTCCCGCACCCAGAAAAACTGTCCCGCCCTTTGTCCCTTATCTATCTATCTATCTATTTGTTATTATTTATTATTTTATTCAGCGGGACATGCGGTACATGCGGGACACACGTATTCCTGTAAATGCGCGCGACGCGCGCCCGCGCACACATGAGGAAATGCCCTGTCCCGCTTGTCCCGCTGTCCCGCTGTCAGTGTTTTCAAAGACTTACCCCGCGCCAGCGGGACAAATCACACCTTTAGCGGGACAATTGGCGGGACACTTCAATCCATCCCGACCCCCTTGCGAGAGCCCGAAGGCAGCAATTCCGGCGCCAGCCAGACCGCCTGAGCCCTGTCATTCTCCCCCGAAAAGCGCACCCGCGTCTTGATCGGCTGGGCCCTGACCTCTTCGCCATCGGCGCGCATGCGAAGCTGGGCCAACACCGTGCCCCATCGCCCGCCCTGCCATTCCGTTTGCTGATACAGCCTGGCCAGCGCCGGCCTTCGCCCCGCCGCGACGTAGAGCCCCACGCGCGCCGGATCACCCCCATCAATGGGGCACGGGGCCAGGCGCAGGCCAAGCTCCGCCAGCAGCCGCGTGGCAGGCGCTTCGGGCTCCCGCAAGGCGCGCTCAACCAAGACCGCCACGGTTTCCGAATGGCCTGGCCCGGTCAGGATGGGGCAGGCCATCAAATGCTGCAGGCAGCGCGCCGCCGTGGTGTCTTCCGCCTGTTCGGCTTCCGTCACCACCCAACCCCAGGCCCATTCCAGCGCGGCTTCCGCCTGCGCTTCCGTCAGCGGCAGATCAGCCACCATGGCTTCCCGCGCGCCGATCAACCAGCCCAACATATCCGCATAGCGCGGCGAACAGGCCTGCTTATCCAAAACGCGCCGCATCATCGCCGCATTCGCCTGCACACGCGGCCAGGCAGCGATAGCCCGCCCCCACAATGCAGGGGCGGCTTCCTGGCACCAGCTGAGCAACGCCGCCTTGTCCAGGCTTGCCACGCCCGGGGCGCGGGGCCAGAGCATCAAGCGCAGAATGCGGGTGGTTTCCGCGCTATTGGCCACAGGCGCGCCGATCGCGCCCATGACGGCGGTGCCGACCACTTCCGTCACCACGGCGGTCTGGCTGCCCTGCCCACGGAAGGACCGGCTACCTTCCCCGGTCACAATGCGCCGCAGCATCGCCAGCACGCGCAGCAATTCTTCCCCTTCAAATTCATCCAGGATCATCGGCGCCGCGCGCTGATTCATGCGCTGCCGCAACCCGGCTTCCGTGGTGTCATTCGTCATTTCACCGGCAGGGCAAAGCGCCGCCAGAATTTCGAGCAGCGTGGATTTGCCAGCGCCTTCCTGCCCATCAATCATGGCCAAGGGCCGCATGGGCGCCAGGGCGCCCAAATTGGCAATGGTCCACCAACCCAGCAGCATCCGATCCGATGCGCCGTTTTCCCAATTCCATTGTCGGAAAACTGCTTCCGCTTCTTCGGCCAGCGCGGCAGCACCAGGCGCGGGCCGATCATCTTGCCCATCATTGGGCAGGGCAATGGCGCGGGCCGCGATATACGCGATGCCATCACGAATGAAGCTTGGCTTGCGGGCGCCATCCTGGAAAAACACCCGCGCACCGGCATGCACCACAGGCTTGCCCTGATGCAGCCACACGCCAGGCCCGCGCCGCGGCGTGGCAGGGTCAAACAAGCCCACTTCCGTCATGCGCTCCGCCAGCGCCTTATGCAGCTTGCGCGGGCTGTAATCCCCGGTTTTCTTCCCTTCCTTGTCAAATTCCGGCCAGTAGCGCGCGGCCCAACCCGTGGCATCACCACCCAGCAGGGCATTCAACGCACCACGCGCCGAAAGCTTGCCCGCCGCAATGCTGATGATCTGCCGATACGCATCCACAAACCACCAGGTCTCACCGCAGACGCCCAGGCATTCCACCGGCGCGCGGGACCAATCCAAATCTTCCGGCGGGGCTTCCGGCGGGGAAGAATCACCACCACCGCCACCACCACGCCGCCCCTTGCCACCTTCCACCACCTTCAACTGGCGGGAGGCATCCGAAAGCGCCTTGTCAAACCCATCATCGAAGGTCGCCGACACGGAGCACCCCCTTCCAGCCATTGGCGCGGCACAACCTGCGCGCGGCTTCATATTCCGAAACGCCCCAGATGAATTGCGCCAGCGAGACAACACGCATCCCCCGCGCGCCACCCGAAGCCGTTTTCCAATTCCCGGAAACCGCGCAAAGCCAAATCCAATGCGCATCCACCACACCTTCAGCCGAGGCCATCAGCAGCACCGGCCAATCCAGCATGCTATCGCGCACATCAGCCCCGCGCAGGCGGCTTTCATACCAAAGCGGCGTGCCCGCGCGCGGCGCGGTCATGATCCGCCGCGTGAGGCCCATGGCCGCCAGCGCCCGCGCCAGATGCGCCGGATCATGCAAGGTAAGCTCTTCGGCAAATTCAAACGAAATGCGCTCACCCGCCTTGGTGCCGCGCTTGGGCAGCGGCGCGTAGATGCCAGTCTCGAGCCCGTGCGGCGGCCGATCATCCCACGCGGATGCGATCCGGGCGCGCAGATCAGGGGCGAGGGCGGCGGCGCTCACTCCCCACGCCCTTCCAGCACATCGCGCATATCATCCAGCGCGCGCTGCACATCCTTGATCGCGCCGATTTTCAAATACACTTCCGCCAGCGTGCGCAGCGTGGCCAGCTTCGCCTTTTCCGTTTCACTCATGAAAACACCGCCCATCACGCCGCTTCCCTCGCCTTCTGGAAGCACACCGCATGATGCGCCGCGCAATAAGCGCTATCCTGCCGGCCATCCTTGTTGCGTCGTGGGGCCGCATCACAGAAGCGCATATCTTCCAGCGCCACGCGCACCCCATGCGGCCATAACGGAAACTGACAGCCCCGCACCTGAAACACCTGCGGCCTTGGCTGCGCCGCCGCCTTTTCCCGCTTCGCCTCTGCCCCACCCAAAAAGCCCCGCGCTGGCGACGGGTTCGTTAAGCGCGCCGCCAGCGCGGGGAAGTTGGATAGGGAGGAAACGTCATGCTGCGCAGAAAAAGCCGCTGCGCCCGGCCTTGGGGCACCCGTGGCGCCCAAGCTTGTTCTGGCGGCGGATGCCGGAGGAAATTCAACACCCGCCGCCGCGCGCCGCACCACAACACCCCCATGGCGCCGCGCGCTATACTGCCGCCGCCCCGCCTTGATCGGCGAAGGGCGCGGGGGCAGGAGCAGCCGATGCGCCTTACCCACCACGGCGTTTTTCGAAATCCCCATGATGCGGCCAATTTCTGAGCCGCTATCGCCGCGCGCCCAAAGGCTGCGCAGCAGATCAATCTTTTCCAGGGGCCATTTATCGTCGCTCATGCGCGCCGCGCCTAGAAAAGA